AATGCATATGAAGTAAGCCTTTGTGATTTGCAAGAGCAAGTGTCTAGCAGAATTAAATCAGCCGCCTAGTGCGGCTAAAGGATTAAAAATGTCCCCATCACAATACGCAAAAAGCATAGGCTGGCGCTCACTAAAAGACTGCGAGCGCTTTCTAGGCTTGGGTGAAAACTCAATGGGCAGGACTGCAAAGTCAAACCCTGTTAAATTCCGCGCAATGGTTCGCGGTGCATGGCTGGAATACAATGAAAAACATACTTGAGGAGCGCGCCTACATGGCGCTGCTTAAAACAATGAGCCAACCCAAAGATTTACCGCTTCCCGAGGTTGAGGAGCTGCAAGAGCCAAAGCCGCGCAACCAGTTTCACGCGCAGATACTTGCTCAGGCCAACGAGCCACCAGTCGATCACAAGTTTTGGGATAGCCAATCAAGACCGGTCGAGCCTTGTAGGGGTTATGACTGGCCAGAGAATGCGATATAGTCAGCGCCATTGCCAGCCTAGTGCTGGCTTTTTTATTGCCTGAAGTATGCTAGAATGCCGTAAACACGGGATAAACACGGGATAAAATGGCAGGCACAAAACCAAACCAAACCAGCTTCACCTCTGATAACCAGCCAAAAAAGGGCGGGCAGTGGTTTCGTACCAAACTTATTGAGTCATTAAAGCGCAAAGGTATTACCGAGGATGGCTTTATTGACATTCTGGTCGAAAGAGCTATAGCCGATGGCGGCGTGTTTCTGCAGGAACTATTGAAGCGCTATAACCCTGTACCTAAGCAGTCCCACGAATCAATCACAATTGAAGGGTGGCCAAAAAACGGCACTCCCGCTGAGAAGGCCAATAAGGTTCTTGACTGCATCACTGACGGCACAATCCCCCCTGACGTTGGATCAATACTCATAGAGGCGATCAGCAAGTCATTAGGCATTGAAGAGACGACCGAACTGGCCAAGCGGCTAGAGGCTATTGAGAAGCTATTGGAGGAAAAGAAATGAGTAAAGTTACTGATATGTCAATGTCATTCGCAACAGCCAGAGCAATGGCGTCATGGCTTGTTAGTGAGGGGCTCGTGCAGAAAAAGGATGAAGAAACTGTAACGTCTGCGTTTAAACTTTGCCTATCAAATTACGAAAAGGAATTGCTGGCCTGCGTAGATGATGCAGTCACGAGCCTAGAGAATAGAATTGCTGGCAAAAAACTAGACTACGAAGTCCAAAGCTATGGCGTATCGGTGTCGTTTAAGGATGGCGCCAAGCCTGAGGCATTTTCTGAAATCATTAATAAATCTTGATGATAAAGCGACTAACTGAGTCCCGCATTGCTAACCTTGAGCAAAAGGCACAGCAGGCAAACGGGCAAAGGCACGTAACTGTTTACGGGTTTGTAAGCCCTGAGACCAAGCAGCTAGTTAAGTCAATCAAGCGCGTTAACGGGGAATGGGTAGACACTGACGAACCGCCAACCATGCTGCTGGCCGAAAAGCTAGAGCGCGCAGTGGTAAGCGATAAGCGCTTTATCGTTATCGTTGGTGGTAGAGGGTCGGCTAAGTCGGTTGGCGTGATTGATATCATGCTAGCTGGTGTAATGGACTATGGCGATAAGGTCTACTGCCTGCGCGAGTTCCAAACATCGATCAAGCAATCTATTCACTCGCTCAACGTTGAGGAAATCAAAAGGCTTCAGTTGGAAGGCTTCAGGTGCCAAGAGGCGGCCATCTACCACGAGAGCGGCGGAGAGTTTCAGTACGCAGGGATAAAGCAAAACCCTGACAGCATTAAATCAGCGGCAGGATTCCGGCGCTACATGTGCGAAGAATCGGGAAGCTTGTCAGAGAAGTCGATCACCACGCTAACGCCTACCGCACGTAACAAGGCCAAGGCAGGCTTACCGGGCGAGCTAATCGAAGCAGCGGACGAGCTTGAAGGTGTACAGATATGGTTTGTTGCCAACCCTCAAGCAAGCAATGACCCGTTTAGCAAACGTTTCATTACCCCTTTCCTTGGTGAGTTAGATTCACAAGGATACTACGAAGACGATCTACACCTAATCATCAAAATGAACTACGAGGACAATCCGTGGTTCGATGATTCAGGCTTGGACACTGAGCGGCTATTCGACTACGAAAACAAGTCAAGAGCTTTATATGATCACGTTTGGCGAGGCGCATTCTTGGATACAGTAGAGAACTCCATCATTGATGCCGCTTGGTTTGATGCGTGTATTGATGCTCACGAAAAACTAGGATGGAAAGCAGAGGGACAGGAGAAGATGGCCTTTGACCCTGCTGATAGTGGTGATGCTAAAGCCGTGGCGTATCAAGTCGGTACTGTCATCATGGGGGTGAAGCAAACCGAGCTTGGAGATGTTAATGACGCTACTGACTGGGCTTTGGGGATGTCTGCCAAGCTCAAGCCAGACGTGTTCATCTGGGACGCTACAGGAATTGGTCTAAGCCTTAAGCGCCAGATCAATGATGCGCTCAACGGTAAGAAGATCAAAGCCGAGCCGTTCTATAGCTCTGGTGGCGTGGTCGATCCGTCCTATGAATACGAAGCTATCGATGGCGAAATATGGGAAGTGGGCAAGGAGAAAACTAACGGCGACCTGTTCGCAAACCTGCGCGCCCAAATGTACTGGCGACTGAGAGACCGGATATTCAAAACATATTTAGCAGTAGAGAAAGGCCGCTACTACTCGCCCGACGAACTAATCTCATTCAGCAGCGGAATCAGTGAGCTAACCGCGCTCCGATCTGAGATATGCAGAATCCCCAGAAAGATGGGTGTAGCCAGTGGTAAAATCCAAATACTCGACAAGGCAGCCATGAAATCACTGGGCATTAAATCGCCAAATATGGCCGACGCTGTTATGATGTTGCAATTACCCGTAGACGTATTCGGCGGCTACGATGACGATTACGAACCAGTCCGCACAAGCAGCGGGGAGTGGGCATGACACTACAAGACAAGCTTATAGCAAAAGTGAAGGGATATTTCCCAAATATATCAGTTTGCTTTGCCGTTGTAGAATCAGATCTTGATGGTTATGAATGGGTTCACATGGTTAAGCGCAGTGAGTGCGACCATAATATGCAAACAGAAGAGTCGTCCGAAAATGATTTGATGGATCGATTAAATTATCTGAATACTTGTAAGGCTCCAGATGTAATATTGATCCGGTTTTGCGAAACAGGCCGCGATTATGCCAGTGCATCAAACGGAGCTTATGTGTCGAAAGCTAGATTCTCGCTTGGGTACAAGATATGAGCATAGCTGCGCTGGTCTCCGTCATGCAAGCACACATGGCGGCGGGCGGATCACCATTCGACTGCCCTTCATTGCGTGCTCCGGCACACCTAAAGCGAGATCTGCAGCGCGCAATAAATGATATTTTCATAAAAGAATTTGCCAAATATGAGGGCAATGATAAGCATGAAGTCACTACTTAAATTTATTGGCCAGTCAAACATCACCGACGAGTTTGACGATGAGCAACTAAAGAAAATAGCTCAAGACGTTATCCGCAGATACACCGAAGACAATATGTCTATGGACGAGTGGCGCGAGTGTATCAAGAAAGGCATGGATTTAATTAAACCTGATTGGACAAGCAAGTCCGAGCCGTGGGAAGGTGCCGCAAACTACCGCACTACGATTATTGCAGAGTCTGCCAACACATTTGGCAACCGTGCCGCTGTTGAATTGTTGCGCATTACTAAGCTGGTAAGTGCGTCTATCATCGGCAATGACACGCTTAAGGATTACATAGACCGCAAAGCAAGCGAAAACTCAAAATTAAAAGCTGAAATTGATCAGTTAAAAGAACAGATCGAACAATTGCCAGAGCTTGCCGCGCCATTTAAGGCATTGACTGATAAGTTCGCCGAAAACCAAAAAGCTATCACCGAGAAAAAGATTTTCATGCGTAAGCGCAACGAGCGCGCCGCACGGGTTGGCGAGGCGATGAACTATACGGTTGATGTGAAAATGAAGAACTGGCGCGAGCAGAAGGAGCGCATGTTTTACTTGCTTCCACCGCTTGGCTGTATCTTCACCAAAACCTACTACGATCCAATCGAAGGGTGCCCAGTCACTGAGCATATTGGGCACAATGATTTTGCAGTAAACCAAGCCACCAAAGACTTGAAAAGCTGCCGAAGCTTCACGCATATCATCCCGTTTTCAAAGGCTGAGGCTGAGTATAGAATCGATGCAGGAATATGGCGTGACGTTCCTCTGTACGCTGATAACGCAGACGCAGACCAAGGCAGTAACGAAGCCGAAGGGGCGAAAAAGACAGAGGACAACTCCCACAAATTCCTTGAGCAATATTGTTGGCTTGACGCTGATGACGATGGGATACT